GGGATAGTCACCCGAGATCTGCATTGCCGAAATGGTAATGAAGCGCGCGCAGTTGCGATAGAACTCGACCGCGCAGTCGATCTTGCGGTTGATGTTGAGCTTTTTGTGCAGCTCGCTGCCATGCGCGATGCCGATGATGCGCGCGCCGGTGCCGGAGACGGTCCACTCGATGTAGCAGCCTGCATTGGCTGCCTCGAGAAACAGCTCTTCTGCCCAGCGTAGCACCTGGCCAGTAGCAAAGTCGCGGATGTGATCAAGATCGATGGCACCAAGCTGGCCGCTTTTGAGCATCAGTCCGATGCCGTCGCACAGTCCGGCGGCAAAAGCGAGGACGGCGTCTTCATACGTTCCCCACGTGCTCGGATCGTTGGATTTGGCTAGCTGGTTGGGAAAGCGCGGCTGGTACGGCGGCTTCGTCCATTTTGTATTGTCCGCGAGAGCGCTTTCCCGCTGCTCCCATTTCCATAGTACCCAACGCCGCAGCTTGGTCAGGGGCAGCAGTGCTGCCGGCAGCCGGGCGAGATCGCCATTGAATGTGCGCGGCTTGGGCACAGCGGTCAGGGTCATTTCAACGTTCCTCGCAATTTCCAGAAAATACTGAGTAGGAATCCACCCTGCGGCAGACTGGGCATGCGCCAGCGCAGCTTAAGAGGCATCTCATCGACAAATTCTTGTTCCTTCGAATTAAGACTGGCTTGTCGGCTCTGGCAGAACCTTGCAATTTCCTGCCATCGTGGCTCGCCGTCATCATTGAAATAATTGGCCGACAGCACACGTCCGGCGCCTTGCTTGCTACCGGCTTCGATGCCACGCGCAAAAATGGCATTGGCGTCGTCTTCGCTGTATCGCAGCGTCTCGATCCGGCCGTCGCAATTTTCAATCAACATAGCGAGATCGCTAAAAGCGAGACCTTCCGCCGGCAGCAATCGGCGCAATGCGGATACGGCGCCCGTCGCCTCGCCCTCGAAGCTTGACCCGAACAGCCGGATCAGCACGCCAATGCGCTTGGCAAGCGCGCAGGGATGAAACCTCTTGTCGGCGGCGCTTGGATCACATCGGCATAGCCGGTTGTTGAGCGGGCAGATCATCGCCAGCACCGCTCGCAATGGCCGCAATGTTTGCAGCGCCAATCGGTGGGATCGTCATAAGCGCGCGGCAGCAGCTCGCCTGCCCGCGTCGCTTCGATGATCGTGACTGCGCGATCGCTCGCGCTCTGTGCCAATGCGGCATCAAACGGCACGAGAAAGTGCAGCCGCTCGCAGGTATCGGCGTTAAGCACCGTGAACAGCGCTGCGTTTGGAAGATCGAGATAAGCCTGGTACAGTGCCACTTGCGCAGCGTAGGGCGCATTGAGTCCGGTCAATCCGTTGCGCTCGATCGCTTTCCAGCCTTTTGCCTTGAGGCACTTGTGTTCCCAGACGCAGGGATAGCGCAGCGCCGGGATCTGCGGACCCGCGATTAGAACTTCATCGGCATGGCCGCGAAACAGTCCGCCGGCAGCAACGAACTCACGTCGCTCCGGCGGAGCAAACTCGATACCGATTGCGATCAGATGTCGGCGGCTAATATCCTCGCCCCAATGCCCGCGCTCGAAAATGTCGCGCTGACGGGCCGGAAACTGTGCATTGCACATCCAGTTGTACTGTATTTGACGTAAGCATTCGGAGCCCATCGCGCTGGCGCCGAGATACTGGCGAAAGTTCTCACCCGGCGGCTCGGTCTGCTCGATCAGCTGATTGATCAGCGTGTTGATCGGCCGCGTGCTCAGGTTTGCGTCATTGAAGTCGAGCACGGTCTAAGCTCTTAGCGTTACCTTTGGCTCGCTGGCCCTTGATTACTGGACTGTTTTCACCTGTTCGCTTGCAACGGGGACGCAAGAAACGTTCTCGCTGCTCGCGTCCCCTCGATCAAAAGGGATCGGGTCCCCAGTCTCCTCATTGAATTTCGATTTGCGCAGGATCTTCCCCGGCCCGTGATCGCGTGCGGTTTCCGCTTCGTTGATCAGCCGCCACGCCAACAGCAGAAAGTTGGTTATCTGTTCTTTCGGCCAGGCCATGAGCGGCTGCGACCAGTCGATGTCGGCGTCGGCAAGCGCGGGCAAGATTGAGCTGACAACCGCGACGTCACAGGGATTGGGGGAGAGCCCGGTCAGGCGGACGGTTTCCTCGCTGTTGCGTCCTTCGGCGATTGCCTGCTGAACGCGAACCTCGATCCAACCGAAGATTGCCGCTGTGACGATCAAGCCCCATTCGCGCTCATTGAGCCGGCCCACCGGCGTATTCATCACCGGGCCGGAGTTGAGCGCGATCTTGCGTGCGCGGTCGATGGCGGCAGACGTCGCCTTCGTCTGCCACTCGTCTTCCTGTTTCGAGATCTCACCCATTAGTTCTTCTCCAGTCCTGCCCATGGCGGCCGGGTGATCGCATTGGCCGGATGCGGTGCCGCCGCTGTGCTCTTGGCTGATTGTTTGATCAGGCTGCGGTCGACCGGCGCGACCTTCTTCCACGCCTGGCGCTCTGGCGTGATGATTTCCCTAATTGTGTTTTTCGCCGCATAGCCGTCTTTTGGCGGTTCAACTCCGATGCGGACGGGAAAGCGCAGCTGATCGAAATCGGCCCACCCTTGTGTGCGGAGCGCCGTTTTCGCGGCTTCGCTTTTATCGTCTGGACGGATGCTGCGGGCGCTTTGCAGCATTGCCTTGAACATCCGGCGCGAGATCTCAATTGCCTCGGCGTGATTGATGCCCGCGACGGTGTAACGCGCAAAAACTTTACGCTTCGCGTACGCTCCATCGACGACCGCGAATTCACAATTGACGTGGTCGCTGTTCCCATCCTTGGCGTGGGTGAGCCAGCCATCCGGGCCGGCGCCGCCGGGGCGGATCGTCAGTTGCACCGCGCAGACCGTATTGTCGGGAATGACGTCGAAGGTCTTCTGGTCGCCGGCGTCGTTGAAGTCGAAGTTAAAGTCGCTCATGGTTAACCTCCGTTGGTTGAGCGTGGTTAGTCAGTTTGCTGAGAAGCTTGCCGAGGTCTGGCGGCTCGATTTGATCGAGGCGACCACTGCGGTCTTTCGCCGGAAAGCCCCATGCATTCGGCGTGGTGCAGACAAAACCGCGCGCCGCCGGATTGCCGTCGCTGAAGTCGAGAAACTGATACGTGATTATTTGATCGACAATTCCGGGCAGCTCGACTTTCGTTTTTGAGCCCTCGGATTGCAAAGCCCATTCGATGTGATTGAGCTCGTCGACGTTACGTTGAAGAATGCCGACAAACACGACGTTTTTTTCACGCGCATGCTGGAGATGGTGCAGCCAGAGCAGCATTTCGCGCGCATGCAACCCGTAAGCGCTGCGGACGTCCTTTTTGCCGGAGCGCTCGGAATAGGCCTCGGGCTGCTGCTCCGCCCAGCGAAGTGACAACCGGCTGATTTCGGTGATGCTGTCGATAAAGATCGTGGCATAGCGGTCGAGATTTTCCAGCGCCCCGCCGACTGCCTCGTAGTGTGCTTGGCTGTAGCACATGGTCGGCGCAAAGGAGCCGTTGGGACCGGCAATGCGGCAGGCGAGATCGCGCGCGGTCGGCCAGTCGTCCAGGCGGATGGTGGCAACCGGCAGGTCGAGCACGGCGAGATCGCCGGCCTCGACATCGACGAACAGCGTGTGGGCAACGTCGAGCGTGCGCAGCAATGAAGTCTTGCCGACTCCGGTCGGGCCGACGATCAGCAACTTGGCGCCCCGCCGCTCGCGTAAACGTTCGTCTGCTCCGATGATCTGCATGGAGCTCACCGTTCCATCTGCGTCAGCAGGAGTGTCGCAGCCTCGCTCTTCTGCGCGGCCAGAGCTTGCAGCCCACCAGTGGCGAAAGCGGCGACTGCCTTGAGCAGATCCGCCAGGCGCGTAGCAGCACCGGCATTGAAGCTTGCCAGCGCCCCACCGGTAATTCGGGCAATCTCACCGTAGATCGTGCTGATGCTTTCGTTGTTGCCTTCCTGAAACATGAACGTCGGTACAGTCCCGAGCGCGCGCGCGGCGTCATACAGACGGCTAGGTACTTCCTCACAGGCGTCGCTGACGATGATCAGCGCGTTGACTTTCTCGCGCTGATGCTCATTGCATGCATGCGCCAAGATCTTGGCGATCTGTGTTGGCCCCGCTCGGCACATGATGGTGGACATCACGCCTGCGAGCGAACGCGCATCCGTCAGCCATTGCGAAGCGACGCACTCGCCGACGCCACGAAAATAAAGCAACTGTACATCCAGGCTGCCAATAGCGGCGACTGATGCGAACATTTCGTTCTGAAGTCGTGCCGCCAGATCCCAAGTCGGCTGACGGGATGCTGTCGCGTCGAGTCCGAAAATGATGCGACCGCGCGCAGGCGTCACACGTTGAAAGAATTTTTCCAGCCGCGGGCTGATTGTCGTAGGGGCGATCGGGGTGATGTTGCTGCCGCCGGTCATAGAGTTTGCTCCGCTTGCAATGCGTCGACGATCTCCCAGACGATCTGCTTGGAATCGGCCAGACCGTCGAGCTGCTCGCGCAACAAATGACTGATCGCCTGGCGTGCCTTGCCGAGTCGGATCTCCAGCTCCGATGAACTCGCCGTATAGGTGAGATGCCCGCGGATCAATTCGCCGATGACGAGATCGAGGATCTGGTCTGCGAGCTCGTGCGCGTCCCCCGCTTCGAATATCCAGGCATTAGCGGCCGCCGTCTTGCAGATTTCAGTCAGCGGGTGAGCTGGTGAAGTTTCCATTTGTGCAACTCCTATCGTATTGCCTGCCGGCAGCCCGCGAAGACCGCCGCCAGGTATCGCTTGCTCAGGCGACTGCCTGAATTTGGACGACGTTGTCCGCCGGCTTCGGCAATGCCGGCGTATGCGCCTCGGCGATCGGGACGAGGCAGTGCACGACCGCGTTCCGCTCGGCGTCCGTCAACTTCAGTGGGAAGTGGACGTAGCTCAGGCTGGCGCCGGTCAACGCCGCCGCCTGCTGCACGGTCGGCCTGACCGTGGTCTCGCCGCGAACGAGTTCGGCGGCGAGCAGTGCGCGCATGGTCGCGCTGGCCTGCGAATGGGCCAGACACCGACCGCGCACGGTTCTTGACCCCGTTACTGACATGTCCCATCTCGGGGACCTCCGTTTGGGACCATTTCAGGTGGCCAGCGCTGATACCGTTGGCCTCCTTTTCCATCACGGGCCGATCCCTAGCCCGCGACGCTTGGGCGGAATGCCCAAACTGTGTTCAAGCGGCGCGACGACGCGGCTCCGCTTTTTCAATTCCGACGACGAGCTCGTGAAACTCGGGGTGTTTGCGCAGGATCCCGCGCAACGCGTTCAATGCTTGTTGGTCCCCGGACCCATCCTCATGCGCCGCATGGGACAGCGCCGTGCGCAGCGCCAGGGAAAGCGTGTTATCGGCTTCGTCCCAGGCCGGGGCTTGCTTGCGAAGACGCGCCTCCAGCTTCCTTCTCAATGGAATCGACAACGCTCGGAGAAATTCTTCGAAAGGGAGTGCATCGAGGAGAACACCACGCTCGGCAGCGCTGGCCGCCTGCCAAGCGGTGAGCAGCGGAACGGCTGGCTTTTTTGGTCTGCTGGGACCGGGCTTTGCGACGAGGCGAGCTGCAGCGCGCAAGCTTAAATCTACGCCGCGAGTCAGCTCGGCTTCGATCTCATCCCGATGCCGCGCGAGTTGCATATACAACTCCGCAGAGCGGCGGCTAAGAAAGCAATTTTCCCGCAACCAGCAAATCCAGCGACCTTCGGCGACTTGATCCTTGGCGGCGATAAGGGCATCGCCGGCATCAAGCGACATGCGCAACGCGTTGCGCATGCCGGTTTGAGCCGCTTGCAGGGCGTTGCGGATTTGCAGAGCAAGGGCGGCGAGATCTTGTCGATTGGCGCAAGGATTGCTAACTGATGAATGCATCTGGAACTTCCCAAGTCCTGTCTTTGAGCCTCCCGGCGGCGCTGACAAATTACAGAGATCTCCGTTCGGGCGTTTGGCACGCCCGGCAGTTGGGGTTTCAGAAACTTTAGATTGACGATTGTTGCGGCGGCCGATGGGCCGCAAACCGTCAGCTCGTATTCGGAGGCGGCAACACGATCGCATCGTAGATCGTGACCATAAGCCGACGCTTCCCGACCCTCCTCAAGAGATGTGCATAAGTCCGCTTGAATGTGTCTTCATGCACTCCATTGTGCGCAGCAGCGTCGGCGAGCGGGATCTTCCGGGCCAGCTCGAGCGGCGAGAGGCCGGCGATACTGGAGGGAATTGCGGGGGGTTTTGTTTTCATGTTGACAAGCATACGGTCGCTCATTTCCCGCGACCAAACGCTTTCTCGGGGGAGTGCATACGGGAAGATTTAAGAACGAAAAAAGCAGCAATAGTTAACACTTAACCGAAGTGCGAATCTTCCCGCGGGAAGTTTCGGTCAGTTTTCGCGGGAAGTTTTTTTGGGGGGCGCACCGGGTGCGGGCGTCTCTCGATGGGTGGAGACAATGTTCTGTACCGTCTTCCGCGACACACCTTTCTTTTTGAAATACGAGTTCCAAAGCCTAGTAGCGTAGCCGCGCTCCTCCTTGCCGTGTTCATCCTTGCGCGGCCGATCAGCCTTCATTCTATCGACGACCTCCTTTTCGAGACCGCGCAGCTCCTGTGCCTCCTCGGTGCGCGCTGCTGGCTCAGACCTGCCCTCAATCTGCTCGGCCGACTGAACCGCAGCCTGCGCTGTCAACGGTCTTGGACGTGCCTTTCTTAGACTCGCTGAATCTACTTCGATCGCGCTCCAGGGCGGCCCTTTATAATCCGCTATTTTATAGGGCGGCCAAGTCCCCACGGTTCCGTCGATGCGCACAATCACTTGCGCGGGCACCATCGTCTCAATCATTTCGACGTTGAAGTCATCGGCGGGTATCTGCTCCTTCCGCGCGCGGGGACTTGGTCGGCCCCGCGCGCGCACCACCCCCGCGCCGATCAATTCACCAAGATCGATCTCGGCCTGCTCAATCTCGCCTGGCGATGCGCCTGCGCCTTGCCATTTTTCCCACGGAAACGCGACGCCTTTGACCATGTACGCGATTGCTTCCGCCGCCGACCACCGGGCGTTTTCCGCTGGCGCCGGCTGCAGGCCCGCCGCGATCAGGTCAATGAAACACAGCTCGAGGTTTGTGATCTCATACGAGGTCTCGGGAGATCTCACGGGACGTCTTATTGTGGTGCCAGCCAAGTCGATTGTTCCATGCCAAGCGGTCCGAAGGAGCGATACTGGGCAGCCCTCGTCGGTCACGCCGCGCGCCTGGATCCGGCCTGCTTTCCCTGCGTCAATGATTCGTAGGTTAGCGTTTTCCCACGTGCAGCCGAGGTGACGCGCAACCCGGTCAGCAGCCACGCGTGACGACAGCCATGGTTTGTTGCTCTTAGCTTCGATCACGGGCGGCACCCCGCGAGGCGGCGCCGTAATGTACCCCTGATGTACCCCGACATGTTTTCTGGGTATATTGTCTGAAGAATTCCTCAGCTAAGTCATTGATTTTGCTGGTCGGAGCGCCGAGATTTGAACTCGGGACCCCCAGTCCCCCAGACTGGTGCGCTAACCGGGCTGCGCTACGCTCCGCCAGAGTAAGTCCTGATAAACAAACACTTTTAGCGATACCGCTTTGTTCTGGTCAAGTGCTACCAGCGAAAGAAAGAGGAACAAAAGTCCCGCAAAAGTCCCGCAGTGGAGCAAAAAGTCCCGCAATAAGTCCCGCAATCGGTTCTTGCTTGGTTCACGGCCTGCCTGTACGACCCCGCATGCCTCCGCATGGCGGGGCAATGGAGGAGGGGACTAAGAACCCCCGCATCGAGCGAGCAGACCACGAGCTACCCGTTCGGTGTGATCGGTCGTGGGTTCTTTCACCCGCTCCGCGTTGACCCACGTTGCACGGGACTGCCTGACGTGACGGAGGCAATCATGTCCATGCCGACAGAAATCATTGTGGTCTGGTCTACGGCAGTCCCAGATATGGAGGAGTGGGGAACGTAGAGCGCCTATGCTTTCCTGCCCCTCATGAATCCGCCTTTCGATGCGGCGTGAGAAACCGCTCCACGTCGGCGGTGATAGCTCGGGTAAGTGCTTCTGCGCCGCTGGCAAATCGGTAGACCTTATCGCGGTAGAAAATACTCACTCCGTGAATGGTGAAATCGAGAGGCAATCGATGTAAAGGGTCGGGAGTGACTTGTCCCCCGCGCCCCAACATCGAAGGTATGCTCATGGACGATAAAATCCGCACACCGCGGTGGCCAGATTTTCATCATACCGGCCCGGGTACC